GTGATGCTCAGTTCGCAGGATCTTCTTCAGTACCAGCCCATGTAGAAATGATGGGATTAATCGGTATGGGTAACAACCCAATGGTAGGAGCTACAGTAGCAGTAGCTGTATCTATTGAGGAAGCTGCTAAGGCAGGTAAATTCTAAGAAACCGCTTAAATACGTGGTTTTTGAACGGAGTTAAAAGCGGTAAGAAGTAGTGAAAAGTGGACGATTCATACATTATTCGTACACACGACTCCTACATCAGAATAACAAAAAACAGAGCCGAGATGGTAAGTCTTGACTCTGTTTTTTGTTATGTAATATTCTATTTTATCTTTAGAATCTCTTCCATAAGCCATTCTTTTTTTCTCTTTGTATAGGTCTTTTCTGTGAGGTCGTCGATTTTATGTCCTATGATACGTTTTAGAGCATATTCATTTACTTTTGCATCTTTTGCCATTGTAGCAAATTGGATACGTCCATCGTGAGCACGATGTTCTGGATTTAATTCCAGCTTGTTAACAATCTTTTCAACTCTATGTCGATATTTATCATATGTGAGTTTTAAGCTACTTCGATGGGTTTTAGTATCAGTACAATTAATCAAGTATTCGCTTCCAAGAGATAAAGCTTCCTGGTAACGATGTTTTATTAAGCTGCGAATCTTTGGATGGACTGGAACCACACGATCTTTTCCAGCATCAGTTTTCATACCGCCAGTAATAAACCAATTTTCTAAATCAACATTCTCCATCTTTAACAAGCCTAATTCCTGTGGGCGCCATCCGCTATAACACTGGATTAGTAGCACATCTACATAGTCTACATCATATAAGTTATTCCACAATTTTTGCATTTCTTCATCTGTGAAGTCAATATGATCTTTCTTTTCTTCCTCGACATCTTTAATAATATCATCAGATAACTTAAATGTTCGAGCATAGTTCTTTTCTACAAGATCATTTTCGTTTGCATAGTCAAGCATAAGATTAAATAGAGATTTTATTTTTGTTTTTGTACTTGAAGATGCTTTTTTCTCTACACCATCAACAACATATGTACCATCTTCCATGCAGCCTTTAATGTGCCGGGGTCTTAAATCTTTAGCACGCATGTTGTAAATAGCAGAGCAGTAGTTCCAAGCAGACTTGATAGTTCGTATGCTGGATGGATTGGTTAAAGTTTTGAAGTATTCATCGGTCCATTTTTCATAAAGTTGTTCTACTGTCAGATCATCATCTAAATCATAAGGATTTTTATTGTATTCAACCAATGCAGCATAAGCATCATTGTAAGTTTTGAAGTATGCATTTGGTTTTAGAGGTTTACAGATCGGCTTGCCATAGAAGTCTTTTCCTACAGTAACCATAGCTCTGTATGGGTTTCGGAGATTGCTGTTTTTTATTTTAGTGATCTGGCCGAAACCGTTAGGGAGACGTTTTTTTCTACGAGATTTCGATTGTTGTTGTTTGGCCACTTTAGTATTAATAGGATATCCGCAGTGAGGGCAAGCAATTGCGTGATCGCTTACCTGCAGATTACATTCGGGACATTTAATTAACATGATCATCATTCCTTTCTTAAAAATTTGTATAAAAATAACGCCTTGCCAGACGTTAGAAAGAAATGGTATAATCTATTTGTTCAGGATAGGTATACCGTTTCGATCTAACGATCGACATGGAAATCTATGAAAGCAGTCTCAGAAATGAGGCTGTTTTTGTTTTGACCATTTTGGTGGAATCACCGAAATGGTATTTATATAACGTAAAAGACCCCGTATTTCTACGAGGTCTTTTTAATGTTTGGCCCGCAAAGGGGCAATGTCTTTTTAATGGGCCCGCAAAGGGGCAATGTTTTAACAAAAGTATTATAAAATAATACTATGCCTCGTGTCAAGAATTATTTACTTTCCAATGTACAATTCTCTGATTTTGTCATCTATTGCATCTAAAATTTCATTAGAAACCTTAACATTTCCTAAAACGTCATTAGAGTGAAGAGGGTTATATATTCTTATTTTACTAATAGTGGTTATCTGATTGACAAGTGCAATGCTACCTGTTTTCATTTTTAAAATCTCATTTGAAATTTTATCACGTCTAGAAGACAGTTTAGATAAATGTGCTATAGAAGCATTTAATTCATGTATACGTTTATCAATATCTGCATGATCTTCTAACAATTCAGCTTCGGTTTTAGAAGAAATAAGTTCTCTTAGGGAATCGACTTCTTGTGTTTGAGAGGTTAATTCCTGATCGATGAGATCATGATGAATTTCCCACTTTCCTTTTAATTGTTGAAAAATAGTATCTCCTAAAAATACATTATAAGGATGTATAGGTTTATTAGCTTTTACAGAAGATAAAGGAATTATGGTAATAATCGGAGAATTTTTGGAATCATTTTTAGTTAAAACAATGGCGTAGTGTAAACCACCCTCTTCATTTCCAATATTATAACCAAGATGAACCTTCACAATTTCGCCACGTTTGTAACGCTTTAATTTTCTTGGATTAAAAGTTTCTTCCTTTTTCAACATTCGCATGTAATCATCGAGCCAATAAGAGAGAATAGAAGCTTTCTTCTGTAATTTTGGATCAGTAGATGTTTGATAGTTATGTAATTGTTTAGAAACACTATTTATTGCATTTTGGATTAATTTATTCGTATCCAAAGGACACCTCCTTTTCTAAAAGTATATTATATTTTCAAAGTTCATTTATTAAAATAAATTTGTATAGATTCTCTTAAATTCCTTCATCCATTTGTCATGATCGTAATTATTATTGATTATATCGTGAACCAAACGTTTGAAAGTATTTTTATCGCATAAGACAAATTCATAAAAGTGATTCATTACTTCACAAGCATCTTCAAAGATTGTTTGAGAATAAAATTCTCTTAAATTATAAATTTTTCCTACAAGATATGTTAAATATGGTTCATTAAAAGAATCTGAATGTACACGTGTAGAAGAATATACGCCATCGTTATATAATGATATGCTGCTAAAATTTGAAGCCATAATCTCAAAGTAGAGTGCCTTTAGGTAGTACAGAAGAGAATCTTCCTGTTTGCCTGAATCACCTAGCCATTCAGCCATAGATTGATAATTACATGTTAATAAATTGAATTTACTATTTTTCATGTGTTCAAATTCTCGATCATTGAATATAGACCAAATGATCTTATGAAAATCATAATTATTTGGACATGATTTCTTAGCAGATATATATTCGTCAATCCCTATACCCCATTTGGTTTTGTTGTTAAATAGATCGACATAATCTTTGTGATCTTCCAAAAAATATTTTCCTTTATTAGATAGAGAATAAAATTTTATATGATCAGCATTTAAAATATGCATTAATTCATCAGAGGAATCAGCAGCTAATAGACGATTGATCAAATCTTCTTTGTTCCCTGATACATGTAGATGTAATTCTCTTAGCAGATCTTTTAACTCTGGTATTCTTAAAGAACGTAAGATATCTACCAATTCAGCATCTTTATAATAACCATCTTGGACTAATTTTTTATGAAATTTAGATGGGCTTTTGATTTCAAAATCATACTGGAAGTATCTTGGGTATTCGTTGTCGTCCATGATTGGAGTTCCAGTACTGTATCTGTCGAGGAATACAGCTGTATAAAACTCTCTTTTTTCTAGGGAAACTTCTGAATCATTGACATAAGATGATGAATCCAAGGCGATGTTAGAAGTTGATGGTTCATCTAAAACTTCTTGCTTAGGTTCTTCGGGTTTCGGCTTTCTGAAAAAATCAAAGATGCTCATTCTTGATGTTCCTCCTCTCGTAGTTTCAAGGAGATTCTGTACTGATCAGCATCAGGAACATCAACAAATTCCACTGTTTTATCAAAATTATTCTTAACAACATCCTTGATCTCATCTAAGGAAACTCTGAAAAATTCTCTTCTTTGGTTTACAAGGTTTAATTTACGATCTTCAAAAGCTCTATGTAAGGCTGCTTCCAATGCTGGAGCATCCTCTGAAAAGATCATTGCATGTACATCAAATTTGAATGGAACAGAAGCATCTCCTAATTCATCTACACGATCTTGTGGATTTAATCTACGTGTCATACCGATTTTGTAAATACCTTCACCGAATGATCCAATGTTAGAAATTACATATACATAACCAGCTTTTTGGTTAGCCTCTCTGTAATCAATATCCTTGATTTTAGTGTCAATCTCGGAAAGAGATTGTATGATTTCCTCTTTCTTTTGATTTAAATCTTCTATATTGTCATCAGAAGCGGTTGAAATTTGATGATTGATATTAGAAAGGGCTTGTTCGTAATGTTTGCGTTCTTTATCAATATTTTTACGTTGTTCTTTTAGTTCTTTTTGTAATCGAGCTTCTTCACGCTGTTGAGCTCTTAATTCTGCCTTTTGTTCCTTTTCACGCTGTTTTTGAATCTGATATTCGAGAGCTAATCTAAGCTCTTGAATTTTCAGATCATAGTAATGAGCGGTTATGGAAATTGACATTGTTACACCCAATTTAGCAATAGCATTGAAACTTCGTTCCATTTTCTTAACAGATGTATCATAGTTATTGTATTTTACCTTACTAATAATCTCATCACATTCACTGTTGAACGCACGAAGCAGTAGCTTCTGCATGTCTTTTACTAACTTTCGTCCTTTGGCTTCACTACCATTTACTTGCCATCCTATGTTCCCGGATACAGCTGTATCATCCTTGATCATTGCTTTCTGCTGGTTTCGTATATTTATGAGCTCTGCTTTATAAGCATCAGCGTTAGTAAAAGAGTAGCGTGGTTCATATAACCCGAAATCCTGAACAAGAACTTCATCAGAGAAAGTAATAAGTTCATTTTTCAATTCTTTTATATTAGAATTTAGCTCATTAATTTCGTCATTGTAAGCAAGAATAAGCGACTTTTGCTTAGAAATTTCTTCCATGTACTTATCATACTGTTCTGAAAGCTTTTGTTCTTGCTCCATTTTATCATGAGCAAATTTTACTTGTGATTCAGAAATCTGTTTTTGTAAAGATTCCAAATCCAACATTTCAGGTGTAAGCTTCGATTCCAATTTAGCTTTTTCGATTTCAAGATTAGCAATTGTTTTTTGCATTTCTAAATTAGAATTTTCTAATTCTTGAATCTTTTCATTCAGCTCATCGTTTCCAAAAATAGAATTTAGGAAACTCATATTGTATTCCCCCTTATAGTTTTTTAATGCATTTTCTTGTGTATATAAAAATAGTATTTGTTATTTATCTAGTTTTTTGAAAAATCAACGAGAATAAAGAGGTATGTAAAAAGAAACATCATTAACATCTATAGAATCAGAATCATCATACCAATCTTTCAAAAAATATTGATTATAAAAACTAGTTGAACCTCCACAGATAGGACAATATCTTGCGTTTGTAAGAAGAGGATAATTACATTGACAATTCAAATCATTGCAACGATTTACAAGATGACATCCACAAATTTGACAATATTCTCCTAAAATATTTGTTTCTTGATTTCCACAATTAGGGCAAACAATTAATTTTCCAGATGTATACGTTTTAAGTTGAGGATAGAACATATTCCCATTTCCCCATTGTAAAGTTTTTTTCCCACAGATTTGGCAATAGTCACCATATCGTTGAATTAATGTTGCACCACACGTTTGACAATGCCGTTTAAACAGAAAATTATAATAATATTGAAAAAGCTGTTGATCGTATTCATCCTGAATATTTATGTGAGACGACTTCCATTTTTGATAATCCTGAAAACGATATTTAGCAGCATTGCGTGATATTTTACATAGTGTTTTTAACTGATCAATACTAGAAATTTTAAATTCTGATAGAACAACATGAGGAACAAGAATTAATTGTGCGAAATAATCAGCTTCTTCTTCAAGATAGTTATAGGTAGAATCGCTTAAGCCATTTCGAAAAAGCTTATTATATTTGTAAAATTCATGATGCCTCAATACTATATGCCCTAACTCATGGGCTAAGTTCCATCGAACTCTATTTGAGTGAAGAATGTTAAAATCTAAGTCATTATAGTAGATGGAGTAACGTTTGTTTCCATCCCAGACAGCATAAGAATCTTTTGTTTCTGCATTTATAATTAACTCTTCATAAGTTATATTATGCTTTCGAATTTGACTACTATAAGTAATTAATTTGACATTATTCATTCCTCTAATAATATTTCCAATTTTAACAGGTACGCAAGGCTGTCCGTATTTTTTTAAAATTGAAAGTACACGATTTTTAATTTCAGCCCTGCGATTACTCGATATCTCCAGAATCATCTTCATCCCAATTATATTCATCAAAATTTGCTTTTAAAATGTTCATTAGTTTTGCTTGGTCTTTTGCAGACATCTTACTTTTTTCTCTTTGTATGATAACAAGATCTTGATCAAAATGCTGTTCATTAGAAGTTGAGTTTGCTTCATTATTCCAACCCATTAAATATGCAGGGGTGACATGGCAAAGGTTTGCAACAGCTTCTATTTTGTCTGATGGTATGTTAGTAATAAGATTATTTTCATATTTATATAAAGTTTGTTTTGACACATTAATTTTAGCTGCAAAATCAACTTGGCTCATTCCCATCCTTTTTCTTGATAGTTGTATTCGTTCTCCTACAGTCATTAATATCA